GCGAAGGCCGGGGACTGGGTGTATCTATCCTCGATCGAGGTTGATCCGCGACTCTACACATGCCCCGAAACCTACCTGAAGGATGCGCAAATCGCAGCTTTCTTTCGTAAACACCCCGGCTTGCCGTTAGGTGTCGACACGAAAGCTGCAGCTGTCGCAAACTTCTGGGAGGCTGAAAAGATGTGTTTTGGGACCAATAGGCGTCTAGACCCGTTGATTGATAACATCGATCACTACGGGTCCCGGGTGGGACATCTCGTCACCACTTGGAGAAAAAAGATAGCTGAAGTTCTTGGTAAAGCGCCGTCAATAGATAGGCTGACTGATTCCTTGAAATTTGGACCTGGGTCGACGTACCGAAACGTTGGACCGTTCGTACCGTTGGCACATAAGTTAACGGAAGGTTACACACGCACTTCTACTATGGAAGCTTTCCTCCCGTCATGGGAGTCTACGCCATGGGGTTACCATGCCTCAGGTCGTAGAGGACACACTGCCGATGATTTTGTCGGGCCTGTCCAAGAGCATTCATCATGGTATGACCATGAAGGCTATGCTGCGCGTGATTTTGAGGTCGTCCGTGGAAACCGCTTCACAACGGTTTTTAAGGATGCCAAGAAGGATCGTGGCATATGCGTTGAGCCCAGTCTTAACGTAGCCTATCAGCTCGCGATCGGGACTGAAATATCCCGTCGTATGAAGCGGTCGTACCTTCGGTGGGACAAACGCTATTGCGCTGACATGCACAGACTGCTTGCTCGGCTCGGCTCGCTCACGCGGGCCATAGCGACCATCGATTTGAAGATGGCTAGTGATACCATTTGCAGAGTCTTGGTAGAACTTCTGCTCCCCTACGACTGGTATAGGTTGGTTTCCTATACCAGATCTACCCATACGTTCATCGAAGGACGATGGGTCAAGCTGGAGAAATTCAGCTCGATGGGAAATGGTTACACATTTGAGCTTGAAACGCTTCTCTTCTTTACGCTTGCAAAGGCGGTGGAAGAGATAGAAGGCGTCCGTGAGGACGCTTTCACACCGGGGTTAACCACTTCGGTGTTTGGCGACGATATCATCGTCCCGATGAGTGTTTCTAATCAAGTTATATCCTGTCTCGCTTTCTTTGGATTTACCCCAAACAAATCTAAAACGTTTGTGAAAGGGAAGTTTAGAGAGAGCTGCGGTGGCGACTACTTAAACGGATTCGATGTCCGCCCTCACTATCAAAAGGAGGAGTTAAATGAACCGCGG